AAACTCGTGCCGTTGATACAACGCCTGCGCGTACGGTAACAGAAGAAGACATAAGTGCCGCAGGGTTCGCTACAAACAACACAAAAATACGTAGAGAAGTTCTTGGTAAGGACTTAGCAGATCCTGATATACGCACCGCGTTAACCGAGGAAGCAAACCGACTAAAGTCCCAGAAGGTTCGGCGTGGCGTTAACCGACTGCTAGAAGGAGTGCCTAGTGAGCAACGTGATCTACCTACCCCGCGCAAAAGAAAACCTGTCGCAACAAGAAGTGGAACAGGCGATGCGGTTGATTTACCGAGCGTGGGAGTCCCTACAGGACGTGCGAATACCGTGGAATCTGGCCCATCTGTCGGAGGAGCAGTGGCAGATGCTGGAGGAAGCACTGGACAACTTGTTACTAGAAAAGGAAGAAAGCGTAGTGCAGTAGCCCGCAAAGTCAAAGGTGCTGTAGAACGTAAAGCTGCGGGACGCAAACGAACCATACCTACCATGTCTAACATCGACCCCGAAACCGGCGATGCAGTAGTTGAGTTCCCTGATGGCAGCGTAGAACGTGTTAGAAGAGAAGTATCTAAAGATCCTGATACAGGGAAACTTGAATACAGCTATATATCTCTAGACCGCCTTGATTCTGACTTCCCAGCGAGCACCAAAGCCCCGCTACTGCTGGGTAGTACCAAGAAATCAGCGATTAATAAGTTAACCGCAGCCCGTACCTCTACGTCTGAACCCGAAGTTGCACCGAAACCGACGAAAGCAAGGGCGAAAGAGACGGTAGAAGCGTCGGTAAAGAAGGCGAAAGTAAAGAAAGTTCCCGCTAAGAATGCGGCAGCAAAACTACTTGCGGCAAAGAAACAAGCTACTAAGAAACTACTCACCACCGATGCGCCCGAAGGTAGGGCCGAGGAAACGATCAGCACTGACCGACTGGCCTTAATTAGACAAGCGCAAGAGAAAATAAATGACGTTGCCAGCAAACAGCGTAGCTTCAGTAAAGACGTTGATGCCTTAGTAGAACAGGGTTACTCAAGAATAGAAGCTGTAAAAGAAGCTAAAAGACTAGACGAAGCAGGACTTCTGTTTGCCCCGAGTCGCGCTGAAGCTGCCCTCGACGCTCCGCTGCCAGACACCACAATAGCTGCGTTAAAGAATAACGAGTTACGACGTGCGCTATTAGACTTAGCGAACAAGTCCGGGGATAAGATGGTCTCGCGTGTAGCGCGGAACTTGGCTAAATATACTGGCGATACCAAAGTCGTATACATCACGCCGAAGGCTATGGGGGACTTAGTTAGAGACCCTGCAAACCAAGGACTGTTCGACGCATCCAGTAACCAGATATACCTAAACTCTGGGTTAGCGAACAGCTACGTATTCCTACACGAGATGACGCACGCAGCGACGATCAACACACTGCAAAATGCGTCTCATCCGTTGACTAAAGAGTTGATGAAAATTCGTGCTGCGGCCCAAAAATACGTAGCTTTGTACTACGGTGGAATAAGTAAGGAAGAGATAGCCAAGCGAGACTTCCCCAACCTTCCGAGGGCAGAAGCCTTACGAAGAGCAGAAATTAGAGCTACCCAAGAGTTTGTGGCGGAGGCGTACTCTAACCCAGAGTTCCAGACCGCCTTAGCACGTATAAACCCTGATGGCTCCAAGTTAAGTTTGTGGCAGCGGATGCTTCAAGCAGCCTTGAAGTTCATTGGTCTAGGTAAATTTGCCCCCAAGACTGCACAATCTGAGGCCCAACGGCTCACCGAAAGTATACTAGCTCCCGCAGCCAAACATCGGTTTGGCCCTTTACTAGCGTCTAAATCAGACCGCGAAGGCGTACGTAAAGTGATGGAGGACTTCAAAGAACAGATGCCAAAAGGCTCAATAAAAGCAGCATCTACTAAGCTAGTGGACGAGTTTAACGGCTTGTTCCGTGCTCAAGGGCGGCAAAGCCCCGCGTTAAAGAAAGCGGAACGTGCTTTTCTTGGTGTTGTACCTAACAAGGCAGTACAAGACATCGCCATAGGCTCGGGTATTAAAGGAGCCAAAAAGTTCTTCGATGCTATTGAACTTCAACGAGGTGACTTAACCATCGCTGAACAAACGACTAAGAAGGTCTTATCTCCGTTGTACGAGTGGCAGGCGCGGCAGTCATCGGAGACCATGAAAGCGTGGAACAACCTAGTTTACGACAGCACGGTTAGCGAAGTAGACCCAGAGCTTACGCTATCTCAAGCAAAGAAAAAGTATGGTACGGACACAATAACCGAAAGTAGCGAACGGAAAATAGATAAATACCGAGAGTTACGTAAAGTCTACAACAGCGCAACTATCGGTGCAGATGGTCGGCAAGCGTACTCTCGACTACGTAAGTTCTATAAGAACCAATACACACAGTTACTGGATAGTCTACAGGGCAGAATAGACGGCTTGGAACTACCAGAAGGGCAGAAAGCATCTCTCAAGAACGAGTTGTACACGAAGATGTTGGAGAATGTTAACGTCGATCCCTACTTCCCTCTAACACGTTCTGGTACTTACTGGATGGCGGTTAAGAACCCCGATGCGTTGTCCGATTCTGCGGTGTTTGCTTTTGAGTCGGCGGGTGAACGTACTCGTATGTTGGATGAGTACACAGCCAAAGGGTATGACGTTGAAGTGTTCGACCCTGCGGATGCCAAGACATACGACGAGGCTCCCTCGGGATCTTTTGTAGCACAAGTCATGTCTGTACTGAATGTTCAGAAAGCAGACAAAGAAGTTAAAGAACAAGTCACACGGTTGTTTATTGAATCGTTACCTGAAAGTTCTTTTGCCAAAGCATTGGTTCGACGTAAGAATACCGAAGGCTACGATATTGACGCTTTAGGGGCTGCGCGTGGTAAAGCCTACGACTTAGCCAGACAAACAGAGCGAATAAAGAACAGTAACAGAATCCGTCAAGCCCTAGACGAAGCTATCAACGCAACGCCAGAAGACTTGAAAGGTTCTGCGCTCATAAAAGAAATGAAGGATCGCGCAGAGTTCGCGGTGAATCCCCCACGCGATGGGTTCGCACAAGCGGCAAACCGTGCGGCCTTCATATGGACAATTGGTTTTAACGCTTCGTCCGCGTTGGTTAACTTGTCTCAGATTCCTTTGTTTGCTTATCCCATGCTGGCAGGTAAGTACGGGTACAACGCCACTAGGTTGAGCCTGCAAGACGCGGGTAAAGTGTTCATGGGATCTCCCATGAGCCGAACGTCTGAGACCTTGTTTGGAGATGCTACAACTCCCCGATCAGTTCGAGATACGTACAAGAAATATGGGGCTAAAGCCGCGCTAGAGGCGGTTAAAGACAAAGCGTTGCCGTCGATAGATAACTATTACACGTTCACTCGTGCTGAGAACGGCGACATGATTTACTCGGTACGTAAAGACTTGAATTTACCCAAGGGTCGAGCTGAAGAATTGCAGAACCTTCTCCCATTAGTGGAGCTTGCCGCTCGACGTGGGCAGTTAAACTCTTCGTTCATAGCTGACACGCTAAATGTAGACCAGTCAGGACGTAAACTTAACTATCGAGACGTTGCTACCAACTTATCTGCATTGATGTTCCATGAAGCGGAGGTAATGAATCGCCAAGTCGCATTAATCGCCTCATACAATCTTGCACTGAACAAGTTAACAGGGGGTAAGAAGGCGACACTGGCGCAGAAACGGCAAGCGGCAGAAGAAGCGGTCGATATAACTCAAGACATTAACGGTGGTGCTACCCTAGAGACTGGCCCCCGTTACGCAAGAAAGGGTATACCCCGAATAGCTCTTATGTATAAGAACTACGGCATTCAGATGTATTACACGATGCTGAAGACCGCCAAGCAAGGGTTAGATGTCGCAAGAGATTCCTTCGCAAAAGAGCTTAGATCAAAGAATATAGCAGCAGGTATGAACCTAGAGACTGCAAAAGCAGCAGCCAGTGCCGCAGCCGATGCTTTTCGGTCTGACGCAGCAAAACAACTCGCAGGAATACATTTATCTGCCTTGTTCTTCGCCGGTGTGCAAGGGCTACCGCTATATGGCGCGGTTTCTATGCTCATGGATCTTGGTGATGAAGACTACGAAGAGACCACTGACACTATGTTACGTAGGTATTTGAATAACGATGCGCTGTTCAAAGGTGTCTTGTCCGAAGTTACTGGGTTAGACGTATCGCAACGTGTGAAGTTAACTGACCTGCTTATCGAAGCAAATCGCTTTAACAGTGATCCATCACCAGAAGAAACGCTTTTGTATTACTTCGGTGGCCCTGCATGGAGTGTGTTCTCTCGGGGTCTTACTGGGTTTGAAAAGTTACGAGACGGCAATATCGAACGCGGTATGGAAGACATAATGCCCGGAGCGGTACGTAACGCCTATAAAGCTCTTATGAGATACCCACGAGAGGGTATTCGCACTGTCCGTGGTGATATTATATATGACGACATCACAGGGGGTGACGTACTTACCCAACTACTAGGATTTCCGCCTGTAGAGTACACTCGATCAATAGAAGAAACCTCCGCAGCGAAACGTATGGAGTCTGGTGCGCTCCAAAAACGCGCTGCCCTAGCGAAGAAACTATACATAGCCAAACGCTTTGGTGATTGGGAACGCTACGACGAGATACGTAAAGAGATGGATAGGTTTAACGAAACACGAGCCGTCCGAGACTTCAATCCGAAGCTGCGTATTGATGACGAGTTCATCCGAAGATCTATGAAGAGACACGAATCAACCTCCGCGAATATGCACAACGGTGTGCCGCTGTCACAAAATATGCAAGGGGTTCTTGGTGAAGAAGGGTTCTTCTAAAAAACCCCCTTACCGCAAGAAGGGGTGTTTACGGTAAGGGGGTAGGAAGGCGATAAGACCTATCAGCAGGAGACCGGACGACCTTATCAGGGCGGATCGTATCACACCAATCTCCAAACACGAATACCCAAATGTGGATTTTCTATCCGTGCTTTAGCCCTAATATCCCACCCTCTCCTATCTACACATATGACCTTTACCTGTTGTAGCGCCTTGTCAGTATTGACGCATGGTATGAATACAGAGCTTCCAACCACCATGTCATCCCAACGAACCACAATCTGCACCCCGTCAGGGTTAAGATCATCTAACTTGAGTACACTCATTAAGAACCATGCTTACGCGCTATCCTAAATATCTGCCCGTTCTTACGTCGATACCGTTGAGTGATATTACTTACCGTAGACCGTGGCACTGATAACTTCTCCGCAATCACTGCCCGTGTCAGCCCTTTCGCTTGTAGCTCAAGAGCCAGTGCTACTGTGTCTGCCTGCACGTTCTGTTTCGGTTTTTGTTTCTGCGGTTCTACCACATCGGGTGGTAATGACTCGCGCCGTCCCCTAACCCTAGCCTTCCCCAGTTCCGCTGCTTTCTTCTGCGCCTGTATTGCTTGCAGAAATAGTTGCGTCATTGTCGCTGTCTCCTAATTTCATCTTTATTACTAATACGTGCTGCGGGTCTGTCCTAAACTGCGTGCCCTTAGTAAGGCGCACCTTCGCTCGTGTTGCCCCCATCTTCTTCGTCAAGTCACTCAGGAACGAACTGTAGTTCACTTGCTGAGTAGCGCACCAAGCCTTCAACGGTTTTGGTGCTAGGTATACCTTCTGTACATCTGTTTCATACCGTGCCACCAGCTTCCCGCGTGGTAGCGCATCCGGTATGACCAATGAATCCAGCCCGTTCGACTGCTTCCGCAAATCGTCCGTGCTTTTAATCATCAAGATGTTGTTGAAGTTCTCGTTAAGGTATTCGTTCAATGTCTGCCGCACAGATACGCTCATATTGTTCACTGAGTCTTTGTTGTGCCTTAGCAGTTCAATGGCCCATCGGAACAGCGCCTTGGTGTCATACTCTATTAGGCCCAATTTATTAGCGATGATTGCACCCGTTAACGTGCACGCAACCCCCGCAGACCAGAACCTGTTTTCAGATGTCAGCCCTGCGGCGTCATCTACTTCCTGCTGTACTTCCCTAAGTTTTGTCTTAACGTAACTCAGGTTCTGCATAACATACTGAATGAACAAGACCCCAGCGTGCCCATAGTTCGCCTCCACCGCTGCGTCGAACAGGTCGGTTTCCCGTTTCTCTGCGGTGCTACCAAACACTTTCTGTGCAGGCCACTCCATCATCCGCTGCGCCTCCGCTTTCGGCGCTTGTTTCTCCAACGCTATGCGCTCAATAACGCTAGCGTTACCAGTAGTGACTGTAAGGAACTTCCAAGGTTCACCACGTACACGCTCTAGGTTAGACCCCCCTGACATACGCCCCCGCTGCTGACCAGAAGACAGTTGGTACGCCAAGTTACTGAGCTTTTCGCTCTTGTGGTTAGTTAGCTCGTCCACATAAAACGGTAGGTTATGTAGCACCTCCGCACGATTGAACTTCATTGCGTCCGTATCGTTCTCTTCCACCATCAGAGCTTTATCAAACCCCCACACCGAAGCCGCTACCCGCATAGCTGCGGTTTTACCACACCCGCTTATCTCACTATGCAGGTGCAACGCACAGGCATTTTGTGGCAGGAAGTGCATAAGGGGAGAGCCGAATGCAGTACATACAACGTACTGGTGCATCGTCAGTTCTGGTCTAGTGGTGTAGAAATCCGCCATAGCCTTCCAACCAGCTAACGTACCTTTCGGCTCAAACTTGGAAAGCAGTGCCGCTGTAGGCGTAGAAGGTGGGTTGTACCGTATCTCGTCAGCACGTATTTCTTTGTCGCCAACTACGAACGCTGTGCATTCTTCGTCCACCCAACCAAACTGGCGGTGCGCGATGTCTGCGGTAGAGGTGGCCTGTAATTCATTTACCCAAGTAGTCATATACTGTATTAAATCCTCTGTTCTGGTTACGGCAACACCGTTCATAGACATTGTCTTTCTGAACTCTTCTCGTGAAGTAACCGCTGTCAGGGGCATTGTGAATTCTCGTACCCCGTCTTTCGGTAGGTGTAGTTTACATACTATGGATTCACCAGCTTCTATATCTAACAGACGCTTAGTGACATAGATGTCGTTATGATAGATCACCCGCTCGTCGGTCTCTCCATCTACACCGACATTGCGGACGTAGATACCACCACTTGCACCGCGAAAGTACGGGCGTGGGTATGCGGGGATAACATGTTCTGGTGAATCATCTTTGTCGCCAACTTCTAGTGGGTCGTCTTTCTCCCCGAAGAGAGTTGGCGTCGTGGCATCCGTGTCTTCATAAAAGCCGGTGTCGTTCACCCGTGCAGGAGCAAACTTAGTGCCTAGTACGATAGGTGATTTTATCTTTCCCCAGTTAGGGCAATTGATACAAACATCAGGGTTTAACTCATCGAATGTAGCGCAACGGTATGGCCCTTTGATTAAGCCTAGCTTCTCTGCGGTAAGGTCTGGAGTGTACTCCGCGTGCTTTTCTGAGATGGTTTGTGCGTGGCGATCTGCGTTTTCACAAAATTTCGTGATGGATAGCCCTGCCCTCCACATGGGTTCCGTTGTATTTTCTTGGTCACTTACGATGCTACGTAACTGTTCACACCCCTTACCCGCTTGTGTCTTGGCTAAGATGTTCTTAAAACTGTAGATCCTATCCTTCGGCGGTTCGTATACGCGCTCCATCTTCATGGGGACTGGTATCGTGTCCATGCCCAGCTTACTAGCAAAGAAGTCAAAGTTAATTCTGTCAGGGATGGAGTTCAGCACCTTAACAGGTGCAGGTGTGTCAGGCTTATGGTTATGAGTACCCACCACACGTAGCACTCGCGCAGCATCCGCAGGCACTGCGGGGTCTACTTCAAACGCATGTTCTTTACATAAGGCTTTGAAACGATCTGCTACTGGCTGCCACTCTTCTACTGATACTGCTTCGGACAACACCCAGTAGACGTGTAACCCGCGCCCTGAGTCCACTATTAGAGGTTTAGGTAGGGATAACTGACTACAAAACGCCTGTAGCGCACGAAATGCCGCAGCTTTTGTAGGGAATCGGTGTTCCGTCTCTGTCTTTTTCGGCCCACAGTCTAAGTCTAGGAAGAACGTATTGATATGTTTCACGTCCTCACCCTTGCGAGTACCTTCCTTTTTGAAGTTACCCATAGCGAAATAAGTATCCCAACCTTCACTGTCGTAGTGTTCGGCGGCTTCCGCTAACTCGTCCATAGAGTTGAAGTATGCTTGGCGATGTCTACCTAGCGACAGGTTATGTCGGAATAGGACGTACACCCCTTCTGTGGGTAATACCCACCGTAAAAATTCTCTCGTATTCATGTTTGCACCCAATGCCGAGGGACACTATGGCAGGGGTGTCGGCGCACCCTTTTCGGTAAAACCTAGCCATAGTGGGGATTCTGTTAGGGGTTATTCCCACTCATCAATGATTGAGCTTATGTCATCATCGTCATCTGCGGGTGCGGGGGCAGATTTCTTAACAACCTTCTTAGGCTCTTTATCGACGGAGGGCTTCTCCTCAACAGAATCGAAATCGTCAAAGTCATCATCTGACTCGACTTCGGGGGTGGCGGGGCTAGCGTCAAACGGGCTATCCGCCTGTGACACGAATCCGCCTTCTACAACGCCAAAGGGTGAACGCGACTTCATTGGTTTGAGGTCAATAACCTGCACACCACGTACACGAAGGCTAACACCGTTATCTTTCACGTTATACGGTACAAAACTAACCGCCAAGTTAATGACACTGTCAGTAGTTACCTGAAAACCCTTTGGTAGCTCGTTGTTCTTCGCATCGAAGTGTGGAGGCGGCGGAACTATATCTGTGCCGTAAGCACCTTTTAGCTTGGCTTTACCGATATAGTTACCATCCTCGTCTTTTTCAAACGGTAGTGCGAACTTTTCAGGCCAGCTTGAATCTTTCTTGTTTTTGTAGGCTACTTTCATCGCCTTAAACAAGTCTTTTGCTTGGTTTTCTGACATTACGAAAGATACCGTATATGCCGCGTTGTCATCCAGCGGATCACACTTAACAGACCCACCCTTACCACCATTCGCTTTATTATCGAACTTGTAGGTAGCGTCGAGTCTTGGGTACAACGCCGTTACGTTGTTGAGTTGGTAGTACATGTAGTCTTCAGCCATTATGGTCTCCTAATTTTGACTGTTTATATCGAACCCTTCTGCCGTATCAAATAGTGGTTCGCTAACATATGTCGGTGCAATTGCACCTAACGTGTCATCGTGATCCACCATCAATCTAACTTTCTCAAGTTCCTCTTCTTCTAACGGTCTCTGTGGGTAAAAGAACAGCTTTGGTACGGGACTGTCCACGTCAAAACTTATTCTGGTAACCACCGCCATAGACGAGGCACCATGCCCACTCAAAAATTTGGCATACGCCTGTAAGGGCATACGGCTCTTATGAACCTCTTTACCAAATATACTGTTTGCGGGGACTTGCAGTTGGTACACCGTATCAAGGTCACTATCTAATACGACAGCTAACCGTTGGTGGAACCTACATGCTCTACCCCCTCCTGCACCCGATCCACGGATATTGTGCGTGCAGTCCATACATCGCGCACTCTGCCGTTGATCTTCCGGTACGTCTGGTGCTGGTACCTGAGTATCCACAGACCAACACGTCGGTGCGCGTCGGTTCTGCCGGTCAAAAGCACCTGCGTAATAGGAACGTGAGACTTGCCCAGCGTTCACAATCACAACATCCAATGCATCATTTGTATCGGTCTGATGCCCTACCCCAGAAAACTTAGCGTCTTGAATACTGATTCGACGCATTAAATATCGTCATCAATATCTAACATTTCGGGGGTGCTCCCCTTATCCTCGTCATAACGCATTAGTGCATCCGCTACACGATCTAGAGCAAACCTCTGGGTGTGGCCGATCTTAACGTACATGTTTTCTGGTATTACACCATCACGTACCCACTTCCTGACCGTGGACAAACTAACACTGAAGTGCCTAGCCACGTCTTCGATTGGTACAAGTGTGTTCATTTAGATTTCCTTATTGTGAGGACGTACTCAGAGTCTGAGTTAAGCCCTTTCGGTAACTTATCTGGGTTCTCTTCAAGATACTCACGTACGTTTTTCTGGTTAAGTCTCTTGTCAAGGAACTCAGGTACTTTGTTCTCAAGTATAAACTCGTGCATGGATTCCCAGTCACTCGTCCAATACTTCTGCTTGACCGTACGATAGAACGTACCGGCATCAGTCTTACCACTCTTCTGCCCTGTAGACTTTAAGTGGTCGAGAAGCACGGCTTTGATCTTGCTCTGCTTGCGCTCAAGCACACTGTCTTCCGCGTCAAACTCTTGTTTAAGCGTTTCGCGCTGGGCCTTAATCTTAAAGAAGACTTCAGTTAGCTTACCCACTTGCAGGTTACCGCCGTTATCCGTATCCATTTGCATCCCCATGCTGTTATTCGCTGGTGAGAAGTGCATAGTAATAGCACCCTATACCTTACGCAAGTATTTCTTTGTATAAATCAATAATTTTTGTGTGCGTATCTATCTTGTTGTTTAATAGTGCGTAGATTCGCTTTTCTATGCGCGATCCCTGTAGCTGTACCACTGTACATTTGTGGTCTTGCCCCGCTCTATGGATGCGTGCGTTGGCTTGAGCATATGTCTCTACCGAACTGGTTGGCCCCCACCATACGATTGTGTTCGCAGCGGTCAGCGTAACCCCGTGTGCCGCAGCCTGTGGTTGTATGACCAGCACCCGTGGGCTGTCCGTCTCTTGAAACTCCTTGAATATACGTGTGCGATCAGTCGCTTTAACCGCGCCACTAATGATGTCCGTAGGTATCTTGTCTTTCTTTAGCTTGTCCGCCAGTAGCTGTATCGTGTGTCTAAAGGGTACGAAGATTAAAACTTTCTTGCTCGACTCGTCTATCACTTCACGCAGAACTTTGTATCTATGCTTGATGTCGAACTCTAACGTCTCACCACCATCGGTGTAGACCGCACCAGAACTAATTTGCAGTAGTTTGTTCATGTTCACCGCTGCTGTGGTAGTCGTAATGTCCTCTCCCGCAGCTTGCATGACCATCTTATCCTTCAGTTCTTTATAGTATTTCTCCTGCTGGCGTGTCAGTGGTACCTCGCGGTTGGTGTACACGATGTCAGGTAAATCAAGGCATTCTTCTTTGGTGAACCGGATCGCCGGTTGTAGAGCTTTGAATACTGTGTCGGTAGCGTCGGGCTTGGGTGTCCATTTGAAGTTTGTCACTTTGAACATCACCATGTCACGGAAAGAACCGAAGAAGCGTGGTACAGCTTTCGGGTTAACAAGTTTAGCTAGACCATACGCATCGACAGGACTCTGTGCCGCAGGGGTACCCGTCATCATCCACAACCATGTTTGTGGGCTGATAAGTTTATTGAGTGTTTTCCATCGGTTGGTCTGGGCGTTCTTGTAGTGCGTAGCCTCATCTACGATGATTAGGTCGAACCCACCGTTAGCTATGTCGTCTGATACGATCTCTACACCGTCGTAATTTATTATCACAAACTCCGCGCCGCTGTTGATTACTTCAGCGCGTTTTTTCGCGGAACCGTATGCAATATCGACAGTCCGATGCATGGCAAACGTAAACAAGTCTTCTCGCCATGCCGAGTCCATAATGGATAGGGGGCAGATGACCAGCGCACGATTGATCTTACCCTGCTTCATTAAAAAGTCTGCTGCCCAAATAGCACTGGCGGTCTTGCCCGTACCTTGCTCGTTGAAGCAAAAGGCTTTTCTGTTCAGAGTTAAAAAGGCGGATGTTGTTTTCTGGTGTGCAAACGGTTTGTGCTTACCTGTCCATTGATACCTACCTTCGATAGGCGAAGGGGCTTTGATACCAAGGTTTTTAAGAACGTGGGTCTCATCAATACCCCAATTAACCACTACCTTGTTATCAGGTAAGGCTTTGCTTTTCGGAATCACGTCCACAACTTGTTTATTGTTACGTAGCCGTAGTAGCAGCGCCTTGTTGTCTATTACTTTCATACACCCTTCCATACAAAAAAGCGCGAAGTGGGTGTCCACAACACGCAGTTAAAAAGCCCCGCCTTCGGTCACACGGACGGGAACGTGCTTGATGACCGCCTAATGACTATAGGAACTGCAAACCGGCAAGGCATCAGACGGCTGACCTAAAAAGTCCCGCCATACGACCACACCGGACGGGAACGGTGCAAAACAGGCAGGAATACTCGCCTTGGCCTAAACTGTTATTGTCAAAGTGAGGAACAAAGATAGTAGATTGATCGCTACGATAATACCTACGCCGACCAATATACCTAACTTTATATCGTCTCTGTTCACTGCCTACGTCGAGGTCTATGCCCCGCTTTCTTGGGACTATGCCCGTTACGACTACGATTAGCACTCTTGCTTTCTATCCGCACGCCGTCTTTGTTGCTGCCACCACGACTTAACATCTTATTGTGGCTTATGTCTTTACCTTCCCGCTTATCCGCCCTGCCATCTTTGTTGGCATCACGACCTGTTCTATCCATAGCTCGACGCGCACGCTGTCTTTCCATCCGTGCTTCGTGTGCTTTACTACCCACTGGTGGGTTCTTCTGCTTCTTGCGGTCTTTCGGATTCTTGTACGGCATTAGTTCTTTCCGTTGTGTGGACACTCTAACACTGGGCACCATGCTTTACATAGGCCGCTGGGGTTAGGGTTCCACGTATCATTCTCAAAAGCTGTTTCCATGTCGCTGTATTTACTCAGCCACTTAGTCCACATCTTCTCCTCTTCTTCTATGGTGTAGCGATCCCTTATCAGATCGTTACTTACCACAAACAACAGCCCAGCCCGAACGGTCTCCACCTCGGGGTAGTGCTTGAAGGTAGCCAAAGCCATAAGCTCTAGCTGCCCTTTGTCAGCATATCTTGCCGACTTGCCGGTCTTGTAGTCAATCACCCATGCAAGGTTGTCCTCGCGGTTCAAGATCACAAGATCAGCAATACCTCGGAACCAAACATTCTTGGCAAAGAAGCTACACGCCTCTAAGTCCTTGGTCAGCCCCATCTTAATCTCGCATAGCTTCTCACCTTTCTTGGCGTTCAGCGCGTCAAGCATACCTTGGGCGTAGCTAAACCGTGGGTCGAGTTCACCGCCGTCACGGATGTACTCTTCCGCAGCTTCATGGAAAGCTGTTCCATACAACGTAGCCTCAGTCTCCTTGAACGGGTACTGCTTGAGCACCTTCTCATGGTAGAACTGCTTAGGGCATTGTTGGAATGCCTTGATCTTACTAAACGACCACGGTGCTATGCTCATTCGATTGGAGGCTGCAATGCCAGCTTAAAGTCACGTAACTCAGATACAAGTAATGCCATGAGAGCTTGGTCAAATGTTATATCTCTATTGCTCAGATCCTGTAAATGTGTCGCATCGTCTATGACGGCCTTAGCGTCTTCACGTCGCAGAAACTCGTCTAGCGTTTGCTCCTCTTCCTGTTCGAGGTAACTCATCACTCGCAATCTCCATATGCTTTTGCTACACCACTCTCGCAGTCTAGTGGTAACCCTTCAGCCCATGTCGGGACGTAGCGCATACACGCCTCTACGTACTTCTGCGCCCAGTCGATCTCGTCTTCCGGCACACATACTACAACAGAGTCATGCACTGTTAACACCGGATGATATTTCTTGGTTATTTTTAACATCTGCTCGGCAATTATACAACGTGCTAATGCTTGGCACACGTTCTCTACCATCTTCCCACCATAGATCCGCTTCTGGCCTTTCTTTGTCTGGTACGTGTATTCGGTGCCGCGTGCACTCGGTGCACCTTGCAGCTCGTCGTACCGTATAGATAGACCAGACGGTAACTTGATAGCCTGTGATCTACCTAGTACCTCTATTACATCCGGCTTACCAAACTGAACTGACTCCCCCCGACTCATGTACTGCACAGCGTAGTTCGCATCGCGCCACAAACTAGATATCTTCCAGTTCGCATCTCGATAGATGTTAATAATCCGTCGCGCTTCATCTAGGTCTACGTCTGTGCCAAACGACTTCAACTGTTCCTGAAACTTAACGGCACCCATACCATAGCCAGCACCGAGGATCGTAGTCTTACCCACGAACCGCTGATCTTTCGTAACGTCTTTCTCATGGACGTTGTAGATACGTGAAGCCATCTTTATATAAACATCTTCCTTGTTAGCGAATGCATCGGTCAGGTCATCCTGCCCAGCAAACCACGCCAGCACCCGCGCCTCAATCTGCGAAGAGTCACAGTCTATGAGTAGATGCCCATCAGGGGCGATGATGCTACGTTTTAACTTCTTAGCGTCAGGCCCACGGCTCGGTAGATTCTGTACATTAATCTTGTCATCTCCACCCCACCTGCCAGTGTGCGCGGCATAATATTTTGTTGGTGCAGGAAACAAGCCCCGTTTCTGGATATCTATAAACCGCTCAGTACGTGTCTCTTCCAACGTACTTTTCAAGCCCAACCGTGCGTTAACAAGTGCACGTACTTCAGGGTTCTCATGCGTTATAAGACTCTTGAATCCTTCATCGGTTTTAGCGAATGCGTAGGTCTCTTTGCCTGTAGTGGCACTAACTTTAGTTGGAGGTTCGACACCCAGCACCGTCAGCGCGTCTGCGAACTTCGGGTTGCTCATCAGTGTCTCTTTCTCTACCCCTGCTTCTGCTAACAACTTACCCTTGTACTCCTTGATGTCCTCAAGATGTTCGTTTAGTAAGTTTATATCTAGCTCCAACATCGGATGTATGAACATACGCAGCGTGCAGTCAATGACTTTAAGCTCTTTCTTGGGGAACCCCTGCTTCAAGAATATGTTAAACAGTTTATAGGTAAGCTCTACGTCGTTGATGCAGTAGTCACCATAACGATCCAACTCGTCATCGGTAAAATCTTCACGTCGTTTGCCCGATGCCTCTAATACTTCCGTACCTTTAACGCCTATATTATACCGTTCCGCGAGCGCCTTGAGACTTCCACCAACTTCCACCCCGTGTACAGCACGGGCGATACAAAGAGTATCAGCCCAAACCCGAGGGCGAATATCAAATAGCCAAGATAGTATAGCCCCATCGAACATAGTGTTGTGAGCCAGCACCATACTGTTAGCCCAGTCAAACCCATCGAAGTACCCTTTAAGTTCTTCGTGCGTCCCTGATGCCCATTCGGTGTTGCCATTGTTTACCTTTACCCCCACACCCACGACCTCAAAACGCGGGTCGCGGATGTATTCTTCGGTTGTTAACTTCTTTTGTAGAGAGAACTGCTTATCATAATAGGTCTCGAAGTCCAAGGTTATAAGATCCACCTACGAAACCCTCCAGATACGCATTTCGCTCCCATCAGATGATGACCGCATCGTCACTTTGTAGCCGAATTGTGCTCTAGCCATAGCCCTAAAGTTTTCAGCCTGCCTAGATACTAGAACGTCCCTACGGTTTTTAGGCCCACGCCTTGTCGAGTCAATAGGAAACGCAATGCTGTCACCGATCTCCATAACCTCTAACAAGTTATGGAATTCTTCATTGCGCTTTTTACCACTGGCCTTCTTGGGTATTGGCACATGCTTATCTAACTTCAGCATCACGCCTCCTCCTTCTCTACAACACGGGTAACAATCACGTCAGTAGTGGTGGGCTTGCGTACCCAATCGCCCCAAGTACCACGGTCATCTATGATCCTGTACTGCGCCATCTCTTCGTCTTTGGCTTCCACGACCACTTGACGTTCCACAGTCTCAGAGAAAGTTACGATAAACTTTTTCATTCTATCCTCCACACCCGAATGATGCCCTCGTCAACTAAAGTGCGGGACGATACTTTTTGCCCAGCTCGTTGCGCTCTTTTCATAAAAGTGTTTGTTTCGGGTGAATAGGAAGGTCGTCTATCCTTCCCCGTGGTTTTTTTGGAAAATTCAAATGTCACACTGTCGCCCACCTGCCACGCTCTAATAATTTTTTCGAGGTACAGGTATTTAGTGTTTCGGCTACCAGCCCTACCCTTCGGCGGCATCGGTATATTTTTCTCTATCTTCGGCTCCACCTTAACCCCCTAGACGTTTGATCTCAGCGTCGATATAAAAGCGGATCTTCTTAGCATCACGTAACTCATCACTGTGAGATGCTTCACCCATGCGGTAACACGCACGGAATATCTCACCGATTTGCGCGTTCATATTCTTATATGAGATTAGATCCTGTAGCTCCGCTGCCCCATCAGGTAACTCGTAGTAGGATGCAGTGCTACCGTCGCTGACCTGCCCCGATGTGGTATCTTCTTCTACGGTAACGTGGGTATTAGCTGGTGTAGCTTGTTCCCTTGAACTTGTTTCCCAGTTACGTTTAGTCAGCTTCCATTTGCGTAGCCACTTACCGGCGTAGCTTTCACTCACGCCTACCTCCGCAGCCAGAACCTCTGGCGTGGCATACCCGTTCTCGTTGAGATACTCAGTCACCATCGCCCCCTTTACCGCTTTGCGGTTGTATTTCCGTTTCGCCATTTCGGTCTCCTAAAAATCCAATTCCAGTTGTACGGGTACTGCCCCCAGCAGATCCGCAATGTTGTGCATGTTCACCTCGTTAACCACAAATGCCATGCCCCCACTCGTGGTAATATCTTTCAGGTTCTTCTCTTGTAGTGCGGTGGGCTTCCCCTTCCCAGCCTTGCACTCAATACCAAAGAACTTACCTTTGTAGCACCCCACTATGTCCGGCACACCACTTCTACCGTACCCGCCTGTCACGGGGTAAAAGTAATATGCGTTGAGCGCACGTAGCTGCTCCGCTACCTTCTTCTTAACCTTCGCTTCCGGCGTCATCGCCATCGCGTACCTCCTTCAGTAAACTGGTTACACTCGCTGTGAGCTTTTTCATCTCACGTTGGTTAGCTGAAATAGCCTTAGATAGAAACTGCAAATCGTCCAGCATCTCCATTGTTGTTTTAGAAAGATTCTCCACCGCCCGTAGGCCCGTAAGAACTTCCTCCAGCGTCTGCTCATCAACCTCAAGCTCTACGCTTATTTTTGCCATCCTGTTTCTCCGTGGGCACTGGCTTCGGTGTCCTGTTATCCGTAAATCCAGAAAGTGTTATGGGCGACCCGTAGGCCGACCCCCGCTACTTCTGGTGTTTGTGGTTCCAATATCGAAAGCCGTCGTATCTTATCCCGTAAAGATTCCGGTAGTTCCTCCGAAGAAGAATAGCTACTAGCATACGGGGTGTCAACACATTCTAAACCAACACAGGATACTTGCCAATAGTCTGTGTCAATATTTACCTTAACGTAATATATAGGCCCATCATGTGATAACTTATTCTGATTATTCAACGTCTCGGCTATGGATTTCACCATAGCCAAGTTAATGTCAAAATCGTAGTAACGCAGAGAAGTTACGGGTGGTTTATTTGTAGTTGTGGACATAGAACATATCCTCCGTCCATTTCATACCCACACCGCGTACGTAGGTACGTTCCTCTAGCACAGTCAGCCGGTTAATAAATCCTGCCAGTTCTTTGAACTTGTCAGCGTGCTCGGGGCTCTTTTCCCAAACAATCTCCGACTGATAGAACTCGGGCACCGTGTTATTCCATTTTGGCCCGTACTCCTCACTTGCGTTATTCACTATGTCTTGGGGGATAGGCACCGTGTACAACCCAATCTCTCCATCGGTATTCTTTTTAATACAGACAAATGTTGCAGTGGTATTCATCGCATTGTCTCCTGCTATCTCCTGTTCTAGCTGCATGGCCTTACGTAGGTTCGACAGCACTTCGCCTTCAGGTATATGTGGTAACAGGTTCTTGAGTGTTCTGTAGGCAGACGTGGTACTTGTTGAACTTTCAATCCCCGAAAGCCCCATAGACCGTTTGGCCTCTCGTAAATCAGCCGTAGCTTGTTTGACTATCTTTTCACGTTCCTTACGTAGTCGATAAAGTCCGACACGCGCTAGCTCGCCAGTAGTCCAACCCCGCAAGTGGGTCGATGCGTTCTTCAACGCTCTATCAAACGACGTTGTCATCAACATATATTTTTGATCCGTGTGCTTGTACTTGCCATTACGTACGCTAGGGGCACAAACCACGAAGTGCTGCTTGTCACCCGTGTCTGTGAAATGGCCGTAGCCGATCCAGCCAAGGGGTAGGGGGTTCTCGTCATACACCCACAACTTATCAGTGCGGTACTTGTGATCCCGATAGAAACTTACCCAAGGCATCTTGCGTTTGACTTCACGAGCGAAATCCAATACCTGCCCCTTCGGTATGCTGCCGAAGACAGATTTGTCGTTAGTGTAGTCATCCTCGGGTATTTCGAGTTTCTCCACCGGCAACATGTCCTTCACATGCATGTAAAAATTTTGTTCTGAACCTTTGATCTGTGTCATTACTTTCTCCGTAATTAGTGAATCTATAACAAGTTATAGATCGTTTGATTCGATGTGGACGTAGCTGCCTACGTCCGGTGTTGCGTGTTTGTTATCCAAGATGCACCACAGCACTGGGCAATCCCACTCGCTCCAGTCGTACACATGGCCGTCAGTGAACACGATAGTCGCCTGTGGCTTGATGTCGTTATCCGCAAGGTAACGTGTTACACAGTCAACATCCGTGCCGCCCCCACCCTCGGGTTTGGTTGATGTACGTATTGCGTCTACCGCGTCGTTCTCATAGATCTCTTCACGGCATACCGCAGTGTCCCAGTACAGCAGTCGTACTTTGTTAGGACGTAACGTCTCACATAGAGATGCCACCTCAGACAGGAACGCTGTTATGTCGCTCTGGTCTATCGACATGGATGCATCAATAGCTGCCACGAGTTCCTCAACAGTCTCGCTCACCCCACTGGGCATATAGGCACCGGCACCGAGATACCTGCGGTTAGGCCGTCGCCACGTAGAGTAGTGACTGCCCTTGCAAGTCTCGTGCATAAACTCGCGTAGCATCTCGCGCCAATCTACTTTCGGTGTAAGTAGTTCTTCCAACACCCTGCTACCACCTGACCCCATCTTGCCAGCAGCCAGTGCACCTTGTTGGATAGCCTCGTTCACATCCTTAGCCAACTGTTTCTGCTCTTCTTCGGGCATCGCTTGGGCACCTTCCCAATCATGCTCGTCGAAGCCTTGGGGTATGTCTGGTACGTTGTTACCACCAGAACCATTACCTTGCTCCGTCCCGGATGAAGATCCGTCGCTTCCGTTATCAGGGGTAGGGTTGTTATCACGATCTTCCAACAACAGCCGGATGATTGCGGCAGAATCCATCCAATCGTCCCCATCGCGGAACCGCTCGTCGTAACAACCGAACATCTCCCCCTCATGCTCACCGTCTTTGTAGACGGGCATCTTGGCGAAACCATCTTCTCGGTTCTCATCGACCAGCTTGCCGTTGATGTTGTAGTCGCAAGCGACGTTAGCCAACATCCCGTACTTATCCCACATCCACTTCCAAGTGATGAGGTGTTTATACATCTTGTGATACAACTCGTGGAGTATCACAAAGCGTAGTTCTGCGTCCGTCAATGACCGCACAAACTCTCGTCCAAACTCGGTATCACGTCCGTTAGTACGTGCCGTCTCTACGTCGTCAGCAACCGTCATCTCACCGACCATCAGCAGCCCAGTAATCCATCGGTATCGGGAATGCCGCATGATTGCGACAACATTCCGCTGAATACGCTGTTCTTCGGTTATGTCGTTAAATGCTAGTAACATGTTCTCCCCCTACGCTCCCGCGAACATCCAAGAATTGTTTGCACACCACTCGCCATACTTAGCGTCTTGCACCACTACCTCACGGCGTTTGGTGTCGTAGTCCTTGTCCCGCACACCATTGATAAAGAACCCTTGGGCCTCTTTATCCAACCGATCCATGTATGTGAACCACGCGGGTACCCATGCACGTTCGATGTTGTTCAACATGCGCCACACCACCATGCAAGTACCTGCGGAAGTCTCGGGTACTTTGGCACTGTGGGGGTCTTGGACGATGGATTCAGTTGATGGTAAGTCATCGGCCAACCGGACAAAGGCCATCAGTTCTTCAGCGGCAACCCTGCCGATCATGCCTACAAGCTGCGCTGTTATGACGTGTTCACTCAGCTTATCCAACTTTCTCAGTATGAAGCTGGCCTTCTCCAAGGATCGCGGTGTGACAAACGCCGTTCGGTCTTTTGCCCGTGGGTCGAAGATGTAGTGGTTGTCGTTCGGATCTTTCACCTCATCGTAAGTAGCGAACACTTGGGGGTTAGTCTTAACCCAGCCCAGCAGTCTGTGGTCGATGCCATTGTGAACACCCCACTCTACCCACTCCTGCCACGTTGGTTTGCGTATCCGTAACTGGACGATCCGGTTACACGCATGAGGTGGTAACAAGTCACCCACTCCCTCACTACCGTGGTTAGTCGTCGCAAAGATAATCGAATCTGGGTGGAGCTTCCGCCCCGCCATCATCCGCTCTTGCATCACACCCAGCAGTGCCAGCTTGACCGAGGGGTTGGCCTTGCCGTACTCGTCAAAACACAATATGACGGGTTGGTCTAGGTGAAGACCTAGCTCTTCGTTAAGTGCGAAGGATACATACGATGCGTCCTCACCCATCTTCAGGTTGGGTATCATCAAATCACCCAGATCTTTAGTCGTGCAATCAAACAAGATTGGCTTGTGTTTCGGGAACCTCTTGGCTAGTGACTTGAGGATGGATGTCTTGCCGGTACCCATGTGACCGCGCACTAAATGTACCAGTCCACCGTGTTCTTCTGGGCCTGTTTCAGCGATGCAATCTCCTGCTTCGATGAGAGAAACGGCGTGTAAGTCTTGAGTAAGATTCATAGTATTTCCTTTTCGTTTTGTTGTGGTCTGTTAAAGATCCAATGATGGTAAGTTTGCGATGACCTGTTGAGTCATGGTTTGTGTTTGTGCTCGTAGGTACGAATCGTCCCGCAGAGCTTCCGGTGTAACCCGTAGCAACTCGTTCTCCAAGCGGTCGCATAACGCGGTTATCTGTAAGTCGTTGATTACGTTACACATCCTGACAAGTTTCACTGTCTTTAGTACGTTGTCCGTCAGAGTGTCACGGAAAATACCTTTGGTGCCGTCAGGTGTTGGGCCTAGACGTTCGGCCATGTTCTCCAAGTATTGGCGTAACTCACCCAGCACTTTGTTCATGCCGGTAACGTAAGTCTCTTGGATAAACTTGTCGTAACCCTCCTTGACTACCTGCAACGCTTGCGTATTGATATCCAATCGAAAGTCATCACTCGATGCCAACGGGTACGTGTTAACTTGCAATGAGAACTTGTTGGCGATGGTCTGGCGACTGGGGTACTCATGCTCCTTGTACATATCACCCAGTACCGATTGTTGCTCGGCGCGGTAGAAGTCGTACGAGTCTAAGAACTCAGCGACCAGCGGATCGAACTTGGCTATCTTCTCATTCATCCTTTCGATGTATTCAGGGAAGACGGCTTGTGCACATAGGCGAGGGCCGCGATCAATCCAAGGCATTGTGTACGTATAATGTACGTGGTTACGTGCTTCACCCTTGATGGTGTGTATCTCTTTCAACAACTTGTTACCAGCAAACAGGTGCTTCTTGTAGTCACCGGCTTTCTTTTCGGCGTTGTTGTCAGCAGCGACCTTGTTGGATATATCCTTATCGGTCACCTTGCCATCCCAGCAGGATGTCTTTAGCTCGACCAGCACTGCCGACTTTGAAATCGACGGTACGTTTATCTGGTCTAATGTCGGAAGATCAGCCGCACTATAACTTGTTATAGATTCATTAACTTGTTCCATGTGGAACTCCTTATCGTTGGTTTTGGTTTGATTAAAAGTCACTTACTTCTCCCAGTAGCGGGGGCGTATATACGACAGAACTGCGTTACCGCCCACCGTTTCGTTATGACCAGCGGGTGACACTCGTCACAGCACTGACCTTCTTTTATAGGCTGGGCGTTATGCCCACCGGCCCATCCATTTGCTTGTGGTTTGACCGGCATACCACAAAGCACACACTCTAGATTCTCCATCTGTATCTCCTTACTTTCCGATGTGTTGGATGTCGTCGGCAGGTATGACCTGATACGCACCCTTGTTGTATGGGATAGACACAGTGAACTTCGTTGTGACTTCCCGGTT